TAAAGTTATACCTTTTCCCGATATTCCTGACATTCATCCTAAATATTGGTTCGGTGCTGACAATTTTAAATACGGCATGGCACGATGTTGGGACAGACCAAAGACATTTGTATTCAATACTCATAATTTTGCAGATGATAAACCTACTGGTCGCTTTATCTTCTTTGACCTTGATATCATTATTCAAAACGATTTAACTCCTATCATTACTTACAATATGGAACAGCCTACTAAGATGCGTTCTTGGTGGCAAGATCCCGCCCCCATGAAAACCCGTAGGTTTAAACTATCACATGGAGCATATACTAATGGAAGTTGTCAAGTATGGAGTGATGACCAGTGTGAAGTCATATGGAATGATGTTCTAGAAAATCAGAAAAAAATATGGTTTACATACACTGATGGGACGGACAATTATCACTCTTGGAAATGGGGTGAGTATGGTGAGAAGTTGTGGGACTATTTGCCTAGCTGGATGGCATATTCATATAACCGAGGTCGTTCGTGGGATGAGGATGACTTACTTGTAGGAAAATATAGGGATAACTGTATACTGTGTGTGTTTAATGTTGATCTGTTGCCCTTTGAGGACTCTTCTAGGGGCAGTACAAAGCAGGATGAATTAGCAGACCCTAAGTTATTGGAGCATTGGCGATGAGAGTAGGATTTACCGCAAGTACTTTTGACTTACTACATGCAGGACATGTTCAGATGTTACGAGAAGCCAGAGAGCAATGTGACTATCTAATATGTGCTTTACAAATGGATCCTAGTGTTGACCGAGAAGAAAAAAATGCACCGGTGCAAACTATAGTTGAAAGATATACTCAATTAAAGGCTGTTAAGTATGTGGACGAGATTATACCGTATGCTACTGAAAAAGACCTAGAGGATATTCTGCAAATGTATCACATTAATGTTAGGATACTAGGTGAGGAGTATAGAGACAAGGATTTCACTGGTAAAGATATTTGCCGCAAACGAGATATAAAACTTTACTTCAACAAACGAGACCATAGATTCTCCACTAGTGATTTGAGAAAACGAATCAATGCTTAATATTTACACTGTAAAGTGGGGCAACAAATATAATGCTTCTCATGTAAATCAGCTTCTAGAAAGTTGTTTGCAACATATAAGTTGCGACTTTACCTTTCACTGTTTAACTGAAGATGCAAAAGATTTAGATCCAAGTATTAATGTTATTTCATTTCCAGGCGGTAATGATTTACAGAAGTGGTGGAATAAGATGTACCTGTTTGATACATCGTTGGTAATACAGAAAGGTGAAAAACTATTCTTTGACCTTGATGTTATATTACAAAAGCCCATTGACCCTATCGTAGACTTTGAGGCGGATGATTGTATGTGTATTGTAAAAACTTGGTGGCACGACCTTGATACACAATATAAAAATACAAGACACATTCCCCATACTTACACCGACTTAAACTCAAGTGTGTTGCGTTGGAATGATAATTTTGATTCGGACACACTGTATAAATACTTTTTGAAACACAAACAACAAATACTTTGGTATTATCGTGGATTAGATAACTTCTTTCATCATAGAAGAATATCTAAATTTAAAATGTTTCCAATAGGCTGGGTCTACAGCTTTAACCAAGGATTTATTTTTCCACACGATACTGATAAGCATGTATATAGGGAGTTGCCCTATATTTGTATTTTTGACTCTATGGGAAAAAGCGAAGATGTTAAGTTTTAATATAATGAATAATCTACCTCATTGGAATGAGGCGATGTATAAAATTGATAAAAGTTTTCCGCATAAGTTTAAGGACTATCAAGATTCATTACACGAAAACCATGTAACCGCTACTTCCTGGATGGTAGAGAAACTGAGAAGTGCCATAGAAGAAAACGGCATGAAACAGGGAGCATTTAAAGTTTTAATATTAAACTCTTGGTTAGGACTTCCGATTGTCCCTTTGTTATGTGAGAATATGGATATTGCAGAAATCCACTGTATTGACTTAGATAAAGAAGCATTAGAGTTGTCTAAGTTATTTCACAAACATTATGCCGAGAAAAAATTTATAAAGTTTACACATGACTGTTTAGACATTCCCTTTGCCTTTGATAGACTAAATCAAATAGATGCTGATATTGTTATCTCATTAAGTACTGAACAAATGTACCCTCTAAAGGAACTAACAACAAAAAATCCTTATGCTATGTTTGCATTACAGAACAGTAATGTTATTGCGGAAATGTATGGTATTAATTGTGTTAACTCCTGCGAGGAATTAGCTGAACAATCTGGATTAGAAGAAATTTACGAATCAGACCAAATACAACAAACTTATTTTGCTTGGGATGGGCGTAAAGAGTATGATAGGTTCTTGGTTATAGGAACAAAAAAATAGGGGACTAAGTGTCCCCTGTAATTAACACCCGCCTCCAAATGATAACCCGTCTGGGGTACATTCTTCTTCAGGTTCTGACCTACACGCTTCAACACTATATCCGGGTGGAGGTGCAATACCGCCCCATACCCAACATAACTCATCCCCAGTAACTGGTTCAGGTTCATAGTCACGCTTTGACCAAGGTGATTCTTTGTACAATCGCATGACTTTAGATGTAGTGCCTGTTAATGAATAGATATTATCCTTATTAGAAATATATACCTCTTCACGGTCTTTAAGTGTGTATGAAGATCCATCATCATAACTTATAATAGTTTGAGCTGATACTGAAGTTGCAAAAAGTATCGTACCCAACATTGTTGCTAGTTTCATAACTACCTCCTTGTTAGGCCAGTGCATGATACCACCTTGAATCCACCGACAATTTATTTATAGTTTACTTATATCCTCAACCATCATTTCCCACATTTCTTTTTGTGGAATAACAAATCCTAAAGTTATTCTAGGTCCACCACCTGCACAATGCCAGAAAGGATTTTCTTTACCACCGTAATATCCTACTTTTGCAGACCACCCTTCTGGGTCATACATAGTAGCAATGCTTTCATTCTCTGAGTCCCAGTATTTAAACCATCCATCACCCGCGTTATAGTTAATTAGAATGTTATATCCCGGAACATCCCAGTTACAGTGCCAACCCATAAAACCATCCTTAGGGTAATAAACATGAACAGCACTTTGTCTAGCCCCCAGAAATTTAACTAAGTCATCATTTAATTTTGTGGATGCATCTTTTTGTTCTTGTGGGGATTTGCTACCAGGTCCAAAATGAGCATTATATACAATTTCAGGTGGTCCGTCATGTTCACCTTCACCTTTACCCAAAATTTTGGATCTAATTTCTTTTAGATATTCAATGGAACTGGCGGTATCTACATTGTATTCTTTGTGGTGGTGAAAATGCAATTTAGACAAGTCTTGTGACATAAACCAATCACTGTACTTGTTAAGCATATCTAGTATTTCATCATTTAATGTTATAAATTTCATTTCTACTCAATTCGTCTACGGTTATTGTATAATGGAAGATTACAGTTTCGGTTCCTTGTAACTCTGAGGGACGATAGCCAATTACAAAATTCCATCTTGCGTCTGGTTGAGGAAAGTCGCCCACTCTAACACCATGTTCCGTTTTATTTAGTAATTTCCACATCGTGAAAGTATCCCACTTTCTAACTTGGTAAGGATACGGGTCGCTATTCCAATCAGGGGCTGTTTGTTCCAAATAACCCTTATACCAATTGTCCATTAAAGTTTTTGTTTTTTCATTGTTGCGATACAAAAATAACCCACAATGATATATCATTTCTTCTGTATCAGAAAGTTTGGTAATTTGTGCATTGTAAGGTCTATTACGAGTAAACAGTATATCATTATTGCCTATTAAATCAAAGACATTTGAAATATCTTCATGTTGAATCATTGTATCGCAATCTATATATAATGTTATATCATATGGAGTTTGTGATAACGCCCATAGTTTGGCTCGTATATGGTTAGGAATTTTATCCGTAATAATTTGGTCAAAGATATCATAATCAGAATCTTCAACCCATTCGGCATGTGTGAATAAAGATATTTTTGCTTCAGGATAAAAGTCTAGTAAAGACTGTGCTGATATTTTGGCTGCGTTATAATATGCTTTATTTACAGATGCAACATAAACATAGCCATTATTCTGCATTTTTTTCTAATTCTCTTTGAATTAGAATGGTAGCATATGCCTGGACTTCTATTGGCGTTCTAGCTTTTCTGATTAGTTTTTTCAGATCTTTATCTTCAGAACTTTGAATTAAGTCACTTTCAAATGCTTCAAGTTTCATATTAAACAAAACTTCTTGTTTCATACGCATTACTTTTGCTTCGGCTTCTTCTTTTTCTACAATTAGCCGTTGCTCTTTAATCTTGCTATGTTCTAAAGTTCTTTTATCAAGTTCTTCATAACCATATTCTGCAATAATAGAATCAAAGTCTTTATTAACACCACCTTCAGATTCAGGTCCAGCTACAACATGGCAGAGGGCATACTCGCCATCAGATTGTAAAATCTCACACACAAGATGGCGGTTATCTTTGTTTTGCCAGATAGGATTTTTATATTTAGAAAGTTCTACATCGGACATACTAATACTCCATAATAAAATTAATTCAATTTATTTATACAATCATAACCTAGCTACAGTTTAGACTAGGCTATTCTGACATATAGTCTTCTACTAGTAATTGTAATACTAGTTGCGTTTAGAGTTGCACCACCATAAGTCCCAGTATATGTACCGCTATATGAACCGGTATAGTTACCAGTGTATGTCCCACTATAAAACCCGGTATAAGATCCTGAAAAGTTACCGTTTA